AGATGCCAGCAAATATTTACCAACCCTATCGTTTTTCTGTGTAGCCTTTTATTTGAGCAAGGATCTGTATGCCGATAATTATGGAGATAAATTGTCTTCTAATACTGAGTATTATTTAGGATCATTAAATTATCCTATCCTATCCCGCAATTATTTAAATGGAATTAGGACTAAAAATGCAGCAGGATTTGATGTTGACACATTTTCTTCTATCAAGTCTGTAGAGATGTTCTTTACGCCCCTTACGTTGGCCGCTAACACCCTATTCTATGCTTCCGACCCTTCTGCTACCAGATTGGCCTGGAACGGCTCTGGAGTGGTTTCTAAGGCCAATATTGCAAAGATATATGTAAACAATATAGATGTAACTAATCAAACAAACATTAGCTCATATTTAGTGGCAGAACAGCCACACCATGTAGTTTTGGTATTTACTAACCCTGTAACTGGAAGCCTACAGTTTAATTATGAGACAACAGGCGGACCAAGCAACCTTTACAAGAATATAACTACTTACGAAAAGGAACTGACTACTGAAATTGTAGAAACTCATTATGAGCTATATACAGGCAGAGCAGTGTCTACCGTCACAGAACCGTCAGTTACCTTGACAGAATCTGACGTTATTGCATATAATAATGACTGGATTGTGCTACAAAGCGTTTAATTTTGTCACAAACCCTGACAAAAAGCTGGACTTAAACCATAAAGAGTGGTAAAATAAAATACTATGGATATCAATAAAATAAATAGTCAGGTTTTGGACGAAGAGTCTACTCTTGGGATCTATGTTTGGGAAATGCCAGACGGAAGATGGATCGGCGATGATGAGGGAAACTACTTGTCTATTACTTCTAAAAAGAATAATAAATCAAGAATCGAAGCCCTTGCTAAAGAGGTCAGAGGATTTGGTATCTATGAAGGACAGCCTAAGTTTCTTAGTGCCCGTCGAAAAGTTACAGATGAAGAATTTGAAGAACAGCAATCAAGGCTTAAGTGGGGCTTAGTTCCAGATCCTTTAGATATTGGTAACTATAAAGATGAAGTTAAAAAGTATGGTAATTTAAGGGGATAGCAATGCAATTCATGGAAGACGACGACTCAGCAGATATTTCAATTTCCAACATGGCGGATTGGATGAAGTTTAATACTCCAACACAATCAACAAGCAATGATCCATTTAAGATTGAAGGAGAAGAGCTATCTAAAGTTTCAGGACTTGGTGCATCATTTCGTCGTAAAATGAATCGTGATCTTCAAAAGAGATTCCAGGGAATCGAAGGAACAGAGACACAGCAGAATCTACTCGCACAAGCAATTACAGGCTATGCGATGTTCGATCTTATTGAGCCACCTTATAACCTAGATTACTTATCTAAGATTTATGAAATTTCTCCATACAACTATTCAGCAATTAATGCTAAGGTTTCTAACATCGTTGGCTTAGGTCACGATTTTATTGAGACAAGAAAAACAAATGAAGCTTTTGATAACATTACAGATGATAAAGCGCTAGACCGTGCACGACGCAAGCTTAATAGATTGCGTCAAGATTTATATGATTGGCTAGAACAGTGCAACGAAGAAGAAACATTTACAGAAACTCTTATTAAGGTTTACACAGACGTTGAGGCTACAGGAAATGGCTACCTTGAAATTGGTAGAACATCTGCTGGAAAGATTGGCTATCTTGGACATATTCCTGCAAAGACTATGCGTGTGCGTCGCCTTCGTGATGGCTTTATTCAATTGCTTTACGGCAAGGCAGTCTACTTCCGCAACTTCGGAGATCAAGAAACAGAGAATCCAATTGCAGGCGGGCTAGATAGACCTAATGAAATTATTCACCTAAAGAAGTACACTCCAACAAATAACTATTATGGTATTCCAGATATTGTGGCCTCTTCAAATGCTATGGCTGGAAACGAATTTGCTGGTAAGTATAACCTTGATTACTTTGAGAATAAGGCGGTCCCAAGATATATTATCACAGTAAAGGGAGCTAAATTATCTACAGAGTCAGAGCGTAAATTGCTTGAATTTTTCCAGGTTGGCCTAAGAGGAAAGAATCATAGATCCCTCTATATTCCACTTCCACCAGATTCACCAGACTCAAAGGTTGAATTTAAGATGGAGCCAATTGAGGCAGGAACTCAGGAATCATCATTTAACGTGTATCGTAAGTCTAATAGAGATGAAATTCTATTATCTCACCGTGTCCCAATTAATAAAATTGGAACTCCAGAAGGAGTTAATTTAGCGGTAGCAAGAGATGCCGATAAGACATTTAGAGAGCAAGTCTGTCGTCCAGCTCAAATGAATTTGGAAAAGAAATTAAATAAAATTATTGAAGAAATGACTGACGCCCTATTGCTTAAATTCAATGAGCTTACTTTGACCGATGAGGATACTCAATCCAAGATCGATGAGCGATATTTGAGAATGCAGGTAATTACCCCTAATGAAGTTAGAATTAGAATGGGTATGGTTCCAATTGATGGTGGAGATAAAGTCGTAGAATTAAAGCCACAAGCTGCAGCAGAGCAAAGAGCCCAGGCAGGACAAACCAGAACTAGAGATTCTGAAAGATCTGCAAATTCACCAGATATTTCTGGAGAGGGCAGAAATGCCCAAGGCGACGGCAGACAAGTCAACTGACCCTACTCAACCATTATTTGCCTTATATACAATAACGTTATAAAATTAAGCATATGAACATTGAGAAATCACTTTGGTCTTCGCATGGCGACAACATTACGTTGTCCGTGCCTTTTACCAAAGTTAACCGTGAAAAAAGAACAGTCTCAGGATTTGCAACTCTAGATAATCTTGATCAGACTGGTGATGTTGTTACAGCAGATGCAAGCATCAAAGCATTTGAAAGTTTCCGTGGAAACATTCGTGAGATGCATGGATCAAATGCAGTTGGCAAAATGGTTTCATTTAAGCCAGAAACATTTTACGATCCAACAACAAAAGAATTTTACAATGGAGTTTATGTTGACGCATACATTTCAAAGGGCGCACAAGACACTTGGGAAAAGATTCTTGATGGCACATTGGCAGGATTTTCAATCGGCGGAAAGATTGTAGATTCAGAAAACGAAGTTAACAAGTCTACAGGTAAGCCAGTTAGATTTATTAAAGAATACTCATTGATGGAGTTGTCGGTAGTTGACTCACCAGCAAACGAGCTATGCAACATCTTGTCTGTTCAGAAAATGAACGGTCAGCTAGTATTTAAAGGAATGGCGACAGAAGTTGTAGCAGAAAATATTTTTTATTGTGCAGATAGTGATTCAGTATTTGTATCAACAGAGTCATCATACGATTCTCCAGTTACAGGCAAGCCTGCAACATTGATCGGTTGGGTAGAATCAAACGATGTTAACAAAGCAAAAGAAATAGATAAGATTCTTGATTTACATAAAAGATCAAGATTGTCATTGCCTGAAACACAAATTGCAAAACAGGCAGACATAGAAGGAGGTAATGAAGTGTCAGAAAATACAGAAACAGTAGCAGTCGAAGAGACTGTAGTAGAAACTCCTGTTGAAGAAGCACCAGTTGTTGCTGAAGAAGCACCAGCAGTTGTAGACGCACCAGCAGAATCAACAGACGCTTCTGCCGAAACTCTAGAAAAAGCAGCCGACGTATCAGAAGTTATGGTTGATGAACCTGATTTTGCAAAGATGCTTGGCGATCTTAAGGGATTTTTCTCAGAGACATTGAATAAGGCTTCAGAAGCAAATGCCGCACAGGTTTCAACTATTAAAGATACAGTTGAAACGTTCAGCAAGAGCGTAGATGGTCGAATTTCAGAATTGGCAGAACAGCATGCAGCACTTTCAAAGGCTGTAGAAAATATCAAGAGCACGATTGATGGCGTAGAGAAGCGTGTCGATGCAGTAGAATCAGAGACTGCAATTAAGAAGTCCTCGGACCTTGGCGGGTCTCAGGAAGTAACAATCAAAAAATCAAAGTGGAACGGTTCTTTCCTCGGTTCCGTAAATGAAATTTTTAACTAAAAAAGGTAGGTGAAAATATAAAATGAGTAATGAACTATTAGCGAAGACAATCGCAGCAGGTACAACTGCTACAGGCACATTCACTTCCATTGCTGACACAGGTTCTAACGTAACTGGTGTTCACCAAGGTAGCGAAGCAGGCAACGGCGGTCTTCTAAACGCAGAACAATCAGCTCGCTTCCTGGACTACATGTTCGACGCTACCGTAATCGGTAAGGTCGCACGTACTGTCCGCATGAGAGCAGACACTACTGAGATTGATCGTATGTCAGTTGGCGAGAAGCTTATGAAGCTTGCTACTGAAGGAGATGACACAGCCGCAAACAGCGCTGTAACTTTCTCAAAGATCTCTCTCACAACAAAGAAACTTCGTCTAGATTGGGAACTTTCAACTGAGTCTCTAGAAGACAATATTGAAGGTCCAGACCTAGAAGATCACATTGCACGTATGATGGCAACACAGGCAGGTAACGATATTGAAGACGTAGTCCTCAATGGAAATACAGCTCTTTCATCAGACGCACTATACAAGTCATTTGACGGTGTAGTAAAGAAGGCTAAGGCCTATGGACACGTTGTAGACGCAGGTGGAGCTGCAGTAAGCCGTGCTGTATTTAACAGCGCTCTTAAGGCTCTTCCACGTAAGTACAAGCAACGTCGTGCAGACCTTCGTTTCTTGGCAGGATCAAACCTAATCCAAGACTTCCTATATGCTAACAGCATTGGAACAAACAACACAATTCCACAAGATATCGCTTCAAGCGTAATCCGTGGTCAAGGTGTACAGCCACTAGGTGGCCCAGCAGGATATGTGGCACCATTCGCATTTGGTATTCCAATTGTTGAAGTTCCACTTCTTCCAGAGGCACAGGATGGCGATTACTCAGGAGAGACTGGTAATCACGGAGATATCCACTTGACATTCCCAAATAACGTAGTTATTGGTATCAAGCGTGATGTAACTGTTTACCGCTTCTTCTGGCCACGTAAGGACTCAATTGAGTACACAATGTATACTCGTGTTGGTGTCCAGATCGAACAAGCAGACGCTTGGGTCGTTGTTAAGAACGTTAAGGTAGCATCATAATTTAATTATTGCTGCTAGCTGGAAAGGCCCCCAAATTAATTTTTGGGGGCTTTTCATTTTAATTTAGTAATGCTATAATTGTTTAGAGTAGAAATAGGAGATTTACATGTCATTTGAGACATTGAAGGTTTCAGAAATAAAGAAGATTGCAGAAGACTTTGCAGTCGATACAGAAGGCTTAAAAAACAAAGCCGACATTATTGCGGCTCTCGCAGAAGAAGGCGTAACCTGGTCTGTATATAACAAGACCATTGAAAAAATGGAAGAAGATGAAGACGATATGGCAGTAGAAGTATTACCTAAGTTCGATCCAAAGGCGGAGCATCCAGAAGACACAGTACTAGTAAGAATGACCAGAGCTAATTTTAGGTATGATATTATGGGATATACGTTCACAAAAGATCACCCATTTGTAGCAATGCATAAAGAAGACGCTCAAGAAATTTTTGATAAGGAGGAGGGCTTTAGATTAGCAACTCCAAAGGAAGTCCAGGAGTACTACAACTAATCTAAGCCTATAATATGGCAGA